AAACCAATCTCCGTTGTTGCCATTGGAGGGGCGGACCTTGGATGAAATCCCTTCTGATCCTCAATCACAGGAACGTTCGTGAAACCGAACAGTTTTGCAATATGAGAAACAGCAGTTGCGCCAATCTGAGTTGCGGTTGCAAAACGACCAATGACAGGAACAGAACCAAATTTGGCGGCGATATTAGCAATAGCAGACGCTGGCCTACTGATAGGACCATCATCCGCATACTCATCACCTCCTTGCAAGGCTGTCGCAACACTTGGTCCACTCAGCACCACCTCCTCTGCCCAAGCATACACAGCAAAGGAAATGCCCGCTCCTGTGATACCAGTTGCACTCTGCAATTCTGTGATGGCAGTGAAAGTCAGCTTCCCCATATCAATGAAATCTTGAGCTTCAGCACATCGTAGATAATTGGCTGGCCAGAAAAAGGGGATAGAAATCTCAACATTTTCCGGATGCTGGGGGTAGATCATAGCACGTAAAGGTAGCTGAGAAAGAGGGATCAACTTTTTGAGTGTCGAATCATCATGAATGAATCCCGGGGAGAAATTTTGAAGTGGGGTGTAAGAAGACATTGCTGCTCCATAATAAAATGGGCTGGCATTGAATACTATTCTCACTTTCAAATTTGCCTTAATGAAAGCCCAGTTGTTGAGCTTGTACTTCACTCTGGCATCATTGAAATAATCCCTCCAGGGGTACATGTAGGTGATTGTACCAGTCGAATCACTTTCTGTCCAAGTGAATGATCCAATTTTGACAGGACGCATGAAGAAGTCCTTCAAAGAGACTGAATCCATGGCCATCTCATCAGAGATTTCTTCTGATTCATATGCCTTGGTAATCAACTCTGGACTCGCAGCATCCATGAATTCAACTGTTTCATGATCATCACCTGCTTGCAACTCAGGATCAGGAGAATACCACTCCTGTCTGGTGGTGAAAAGGTCACCACACCCTTCTGACTTTTTATGTGAGTCAAGCACAGAACAATTTTGGTTCGCAGGACAAAAATAATCTCCAGGGGTAATCCCAAACCCAAGGAGATGTTTGGATATGACGATACTAGGAGTTGACAAGCAGACTCCTTTCTCTCCACCCAACAGCCTCAATCCACATATATCCGTAGTGGTTGGGATCACGTTGGTAGGGACCATTGCTTCGCTTACGCCCGATATAGTCAGACCGGGAAATTTGGCGGAAACCTCCCGCCAGGGGACCAAGAACAAGATTTTAAACCACCTCTTGGACAAAATGGTGAAAAAGAAAATGATCAGCGCCAAACAATGTGGACCAATCACCATCTGAAGAAAGTCGGCGAAGTATGGTTGTAGAACTGGCACAGACAACCCAACGATAAAGGGAAAGAAAAATGAACAAACAATTCTCTCTCGACGTGGGACGCTCTTAACTGCTTCCCTCACCATTGCACGCATGAAATAGATGTAAGGAACGTAAAAGAAAGCCAACTGTGGTAGCAGCTTCAACACCGTCAACACATCCAATTTGTTCTCTTCATCACAAATGGGATTGACTGCTGAATCCATCAAATCACTCTCACATATGGCACCATCATACCCTCCTTGGAGTTCTACTGGACTATCCTCTGCCTCCTCAGACCAGTCCTCCTCGGAAAATTCCCCATGCTTACCAAGATACCATTCTTTGAGCCGAGCGTAAGATTGGAACTGAGAGGGTTTCACAAAGTCCCTAAACCGGGGCAATGATGCTATCTCCAAAATCCACTTTCTCTCAACCGTGTGATGATCTTTTCCGTGGAAGAACGCCTCTCTTAAGTACGTATCCATCGAGTCTAGTATCTGAGCCTCTTCGCACACAGATCCAGACGGAATATTGTACATGAGACTCCTCTGAGAGGATGCCAATTCCAAAGGACCAACAATGTGCTTCAGTTCGGGGTCATATACGAAACTCCTCTTCAGAAATGTGACCTGCGACACCGGAACGTAGGGAATAGATTCAGATTCCTTGTCGGGCATTGTGTATTTGATACTCTGAGTTGCTAAAAAGTCAGACAAAACAGTGTGACTAAACTCACAATCCTTCTTGATTCCCATGACATTGTCATCTCCGTACGTAGCAAGAGCCACATGTTCTTTGAAAGACAGGCCTGGACACTTGTTAATGAAGGCCATTCTCACATACAAACAGTTGACGAGACAATTGACAATCACAGTGAGAGAATGGCCCGAAGGATTTGATCCATCCGTCATGAAAATGTCTCCATCCACGTTAGCGATAGGAAAAGCAATATCATGAGCCATCACTCTGATCACCTTAATGTCAAGTTGATTCCAACCAGCTCTCTCAGCAATGCTTATGAGAATATCAAAAGCAGCTAAAATGGCTGAGGATGGCATGCCCTTGTCGAAGGCAGCATAATCCCCAGCACACATCCGATCAGTTCCAAATTGTGTCAGGTGATAATAGAGTTCCTCCCAATCACTACCTAAAGCATCACAGCCTGGATAACTCTCAAAGAGGGCTTGGTTATTCTCAATCAAAGCAACTGTTGTCAAGAGGTACTTCCTCATCACAATAGAAAAAGAAAATGGACTGCCAGTGAATAAACGAGTTTTCGCATTCTCGTACTTCTTCAATGTGACCACTTCATCCTTCAGATTCCCCATGAAAACTGGGCAAGCCCTCTCTCCATTCCTGTACAAGGTCTCAATGGCGTGAACATCATCCATAATCTCATCACCAACATGAGCTTTTTGATTCTCATCAATGAACATGAAGTGCTTCTTTGATTTGTTATATGGGAACCCAGCAGAAGTTGCTCTCGGGATCTTATTTACAAAACAAACACCATCAAGTCCATTCACAGCATCAAAATCACTCAAAACAACCACACTGGACAGTTGCTCGGGAGTCAAAGCATCGACTATTTCACGGCAAAACATGTCCTTGGCTCTGTCTAGCAGATTGAGATCAAGCTTTCTTGGTTGCAGCATAGGTGACATTTGGTTGATCCAGACCTTTCGATTTCTCATTAGAGGAGCATGGTACTTATCGACAAAACCACGCTCAGCACAATGATCATAAATCAAGGTCTTGGTCACCTTACTCTTGGAGGGAAACCTGGCTTTGGTTGACCCAAACAATACTAGAGGCAATTCCGGGATTCTCCGCAGATTGCTATCCTTGGATAATTCCCTCAATGGAAAATCAAGTGTTGGTCTGGTTACTGAACCGCCTTGAATAATTGGTCCCA